GCCGGATTAGATTTTTATTCGTAATCTATCCCCCGCAGCGTGAAAAATCCTTGCGGCACACTGCGAGCCAAATCCCAAAATACCCAAGTTCTTATCCACTCCTCCATTTCACACAATTCTTCCTCTGAAAACCCGTACCTTTGGTTCATGTATCCCCACTCGCACTCTCGAGGCAGTTCTTCGTCGCTGTCAGGCAGTCTGATAGGATCAAACTGCAACAACTTCACTTCTGTTTTGGACAAAAGTTCATTGTATGGACCGGCCAATTCCAAAACCCTGTCAAACCATGTTTGGATCAAGGGATGACAGAGATATGGTTTCCAAGAAGCCACTGTTTCCAGAGACAACTTGAGTGCCGCGACGTCTCGAACGTTCTCTACAGGTCGTTTGAAGACACACAGAGTCTCAGGAGCCCCGCGACTTCGTCCCATCTTGAGGATGCGACTAGCCAGCGGTGCCCACCAAAGCCCTTTCTCAGTAGGAACCCACATGCCCTTCAGGAAAGAGCATGAATAGGGAGTTTTGAAAGCTTGAAATTTTACTTTAAAGCCTAGAAAACTCATTTTCCCTTGCCAGTAATCTGCGAGTTGTTCAAAGGTGACGTCCATAGGAAGAGAGAGGAACACTTCTCTGTGTGCCACAAGATCGACCTCAGAGTTTCCACCCGTCGTGTCCACTCCTCCTGTGCATCTCATGGCTCTGAACGTCTTGTCCAAAGTGACTCGGTGTCCTGAAGACAACTGGAAAGAGACATCTATCTTACTCTGGTAAGTGACTTCTCTGGTGATGTCTCGGGGAAAACCAGAGTAGTCCATTTGGCGCTCTTGCCAAAGCAACGGTCCATAGCCTTCAGACTGGTCGTAATTTGAGAAATCAGTTTCTACAAAGAACAGACCGTGGATGCTTCTGAAAGCCACCAAAGAATCGTCCCCACTGGCCATAACAATGGCTTCTCCCAAACGCAGTTGTGTCATCTCTCTCATGACCTCATTGAGTTGCAGCACTGTCATGCCACACCCAAGAACAAATTTGACTTGCCACCATCCAACTGAGTAGAAGGGCGAAGACAAGTCACGCATCTTCTTAATTTGTTCGAATCCGGCCCAGTAAATAGGGCCTACTACGTTGTTGACAACACTGTCAGAATTGACAATTGTCCGGGGTTTCAATCCTTCGGTTTTCCACGCCAGCGTCTCATCTGTCTTGACAAACACTTTCACTTTGGGCTTAGGGAGAAACTCTGCCCCATCTTGTTCTTGTTCGTGAAGTTGTTCATAAAGCCTTCTGTTTTTGGTCAAATGTTGAAACCAGGCTGGCCAGAGAGTCTCTCTGTGTTGGAGTTCAATTTTCCCTGTTAACGGCAAGATTTGCACATGTTCCCAACGGTCTTCCTGCACCTCAGGATCGAGATACGGCTTTGTGAGCAAGCGCTCTTGGACTGCTGTTAGCAACATGTTATCTGTCCGTCCGGGGGCAAGCATTTCTGCTGACCGGAACCACCAATACAGAGGAGGACTTCTAACCTCTTGTCTGATTTCGAAAGACTTCTTCAAACCACCAGGGCTCGAAGTTGTCTTGATCTTCAAAAAGTGCGCCCCCAATTGCTTGAGAGCGAATCGTTTTTCCACTTGTTTCTCTGAATAATTCCTCCAGCATTCAGGTTTCCAAGAATAATCTGATTGCCCTACTGAATTTCGGACACAGAAAGAACTTTCTTGGCGGGGTTCTGGATTTGTTGGGGTGAA